TACTGCTACAGCGATGATCACAGTAGAGTTTGACTGCGACTTTCGAAAAGTAGCTGAACTATGCCAACGTCATATTGGACCACGCAAGTACTATCTACATAATAAGATCGGCGGCGACGATTGGGAGGTGATCCCACACTTCCAGTTTTTTGGCAGTAGCCGTGAATTTTGTACACAAGCAAAAATCAAAGATCCCAAAATGGCAACATTTTTAAAATTAAAATTAAGATGATATTGTATGTAAATGGTTGCAGCCACACAGCGGCTGCTGAAGCAGTGGTGCCCGATGTATTTGCTGTAGATGATGGCCGATATGGCATTGACCGTAGACCACACCCAATCAACTTGGAAGCCAGTTGGGGCCGGCACTTGAGCCGAATGCTCAACACTGAGTTTTATTGCGATGCTGAAACAGCAGCCAGCAATGATCGCATACTGCGCACTACTACAGATTGGATTCATAACAATTATAGCCGTTTGTATGATACTGTGATGGTAATACAGTGGACCACTTGGGAAAGAGAAGAATGGGTGTTCGAAGGTCGACATTATCAAGTAAATGCCAGTGGTGTAGATATGGTGCCACCAGAATTAGAATCACGCTATCGTCAGTACATACTAGATGTCAATTGGACTCAAAAGACAGATGAGTGGCACAACAAAATATGGCACCTACACCGCCGACTAAAAGACCTTAATGTTCGGCATTTGTTTTTCAGCGGCAACAGCACATTTAGTGATGTACCAAATCAGAGAGATTGGCAAAATCACTACATCCAACCTTACTCAACCGAGCACAGTTGGAATGCCATACTAAAAAACAACGGATTTGAGCATGTGAATCCCGAAAGTTATCATTTTGGAGCCAATGGCCATAGATTTTGGTCGGAATATGTGTTACACTACATGAAGCAACACAAACTTCTAGACCGCCCTAATGAAATATCTACTGATTGACACTGCCAACATGTTCTTCCGCGCCCGCCATTCGGCACACAGGGCCAGTGACACATGGACTAAATTGGGCTTTGCACTGCACTTGACCATGATGAGCGCCAACAAAGTAGCTAGACGTTTTGGCGTAGATCACGTGGTTTTCGCACTAGAGGGGCGCTCCTGGCGCAAGGATCACTACAAGCCTTACAAAGCCAATCGCGCTGTGGCCCGTGGTGCCATGAGCGAAACTGAAGCAGAAGAGGACAAACTGTTTTGGGAGACCTATGACGAGCTGACTAAATACTTGTCTGAGAAAACAAATTGTAGCGTGATCCGTTGCGCAACAGCAGAAGCGGACGACATCATAGGCCGCTGGATTGCACTACACCCCCAAGATGAACATATTATTGTCAGCAGTGATTCAGACTTCGTTCAGTTGGTTGCACCAAATGTGCAACTCTACAATGGCATAAACGACCACCTGTTCAGTGTTGATGGCGTAACAGATGCCAAAGGCAACAAATTGAGCTTTACAATCGAAAGCAATTCCAAGATCAAAGTAGGCAAAGCTGATAAAGACTTTGTGGCTCCAACTGACTATCAGAAATGGGTGCTGTTCTTGAAGTGCATGCGTGGCGATTCTGGTGACAATGTGTTTTCGGCTTATCCTGGTGTGCGGGTGAAAGGCACCAAGAACCAAGTTGGACTCACAGAAGCCTTTGAGGATCGTGACAAGAAAGGCTATTCTTGGAACAATCTCATGTTGCAACGTTGGACCGACCATGAACAAGTTGAACACAAGGTGCTAACAGATTATGAACGCAACGTAACGCTGATTGATCTCACAGCACAGCCTCCAGAAGTGAAAGATGTTGTGGATGCTGTGATCTGTGAACAAGTCAGTGCTAAAGACACGGGCATGGTGGGCGCACACTTTCTCAAGTTCTGTGGAAAGTATGAACTTACCAAGCTGAGCGACCAAGCTGAACCAATTGGTCGTTGGCTGAATCAAACATATCAAGGAGTGTTAAAATGATCATAGCAAAACCAGTAATTGACAATCAATACTGGATTCTCAAACAAGACAATCAGAAGATTGGCAACATTGAAGCCAGTGCAGATGGGTATGTGGTAAAAATACAAAATCAAATATCCAACTACAAAACCATGCCCATGGTTAGAGAGGTGATTGACATCACTTTTGAACCTTCTGAAACAGTAACACCACCACCCAATGATTCAGTTCACGGCTACGAAACTGGATGCAAAACCTACAATGGATTGTGGAATGTGCGACTAAAGTTGCCACTGTTTACCAAACAAGACAAATCTAAGTCGTGGTTTGCGGCTGGATGGTACACAGTAAAACAACATCGTGCATGGAAAGTAGTGCGTAATCCCAAATTGATTGCACTAGAGCGTTACAAGTATCAAGGACCATTTTACACAAAGGAGCAAGCAAATGAATCCATTTAAAGACCATCAAATGTTTATGTTGGCATCAGGCCAAACTACTGGAATTGAAAACGTCGATCAGTACAAACTTTACTACTCTCTTATCAAAGAAGAAGTGCAAGAGCTTGACGATTCAAGCACTAGAGAAGATGATGTAGATGCGCTTATTGACATCATGGTTGTGACAATTGGCGCTTTATGGTCAATTGGCGTAGATGTAGAAGGTGCATGGAAAGAAGTACACAACAGCAATATGGCCAAAGTAGACGCAGGCACTGGCGTGGTGTTGCGCAGAGAAGATGGAAAAATTCTCAAGCCTGAAGGATGGCAGCCTCCTAATTTGAAACAATACCTGCGATGAGTTTGCATATCAATCGGTTCATTGATTCAATCAAGGCAGCAGAAAGTCGTGGTCAAAAAGACCTAATCATGCCCATGCGTGATGCCAAGGATTTGCACGGCGATATAACCAAACTGTTGTTGGCACTAGAACAATCACGCCAACAACAGGCTGTTCAAAATGAACCAATTGAGGTGGTTTTGTCCGGCGGCGGTTTTAAATCTACATAGTTATTGGGATAAATAAACACGGAGTTTATCTATGTCAAGACCCAAGCCACAGGTGTTAATTGAAATCACCAACAAACAAACCTACAAGACCGAGCAAGTGCTGGCCTCAGAAGGCGTGTGGGCAGTTTTTTACGACAACAAACCAATCAACTTAAAAACTTCAAACATGCTTACCCAGTATCCTGGACCCAAGTATAAAAAGGTCAGTTTCTCTAATCCCGGCCATGCCAAGAATCTAGCTCGCAAACTTAACACACAGTTTCAAACCACAAAGTTTTCAGTAGTGCTCCTAACTGCTGGTGATAAAATTTATCCATAATGTTTGATCATTACCCCACTAGACTGGCGTTAGAGTTATCCACGCAGTGTAACAGTGCGTGTATACAATGCAATCGATATCTTGACGATGATCCTGTGTTGGGTATAGTAGAAAATCCTGCGGTACCACAAACCACAATGACACTAAGTGACATTAAAAAATTGTTACCATCTGATTATCTTACCAAAGTCAAATATATTAAACTAACAGGATCGCATGGTGATCCTACCATGGCCAAAGATGCCATACCCATAATGAGTTGGATCAAGCAACAGAATCCCAATATTCTTTTTCAAATGGATAGCAACGGCGGAACCAGAACTGTGACCTGGTGGCGAGATGCAGCTAAGTTTTTTTCAGTTGATACTCATCCCTACAATTTTTTAACTTTTAGTATTGATGGTCTGGAAGACACCAATCACATTTATCGACGTAGGGTAGTTTGGAAAAAAGTCATGCGCAATGCCCGAGCATTTATTGATGCTGGTGGTATAGCATGCTGGGCATTTTTGGTATTTGAACATAACAAACATCAAGTTACAGAAGCACGTAACTTGGCCAAGAAAATGGGGTTTACTTATTTTCAAGTAAAAGTAAGTTCAAGGGAAGCCATACGACCAGTACAATGGTTGACTCCACCCAAGAGTTGGAAGGTAGTCCAGCCTCGAGGCAAAGGCGACATACAGTGCCTACAACTACCTCGCGATGAAATCATGATCACTGCACAAGGATACTTTTTACCCTGTCCTTACATTGCCGAGGCTGCATATGGCCCGACTCGCCCTGATGACGCTACAGAAGAAATACATGGAGTGTTGGGAGACTTTCAACAGTATCACGGCACAAATGGCCTAGATAAAATTTTGCCACTGTATAAAAAAGTAAGTGACCGGTGGGCCACCAACCCCATGAGAGTTTGTAGCACAGAATGTGATGGTACTAACTTGCATCGACTTCAGCAATATCTTAAAATTGAAAGATTAAAAGATGTATGACAACCAGACAGCAGTATACAGAACGATTGCTGGAGTCATTGCCCGAAGATGATCGCCCCACACTAGAAGAAGCCTTGCAATCTTGGTGGATGAATTTTAGAGATGGCGGTGGTTTGCGTTTGACCAACGCTGGATTTATGGCATTTGGAACTTGTGATTTAAAAACATACTCATTTGACGTGCCAACTAACTTGCCGGCTATTGCTAGGCATTTGTTAACTCTAGACAAAAAATTAGATTGTCCTTACTACATTAAAATTGGCAAAAATCCGCAGATTATTTTGTTCGGCAGTCAGCAAGCCATGATGTTGGCCATGTACGGTGATCTAGAAAAGTGGATGACTTTTTTGAATCGGACTTAATTACATGTACTGGAACAATCCCCTAATTGAAGCACAGTGGCCCGGCGCCCAAGATCCTGTGCATGATAGCATGCACAACGGCAATCATTGTTTGTTTTGGAATCCACATGCGGAATTTCAAAACCTGCCAACCAATCAGCGACTCGGTGAATTGTGTAGATGGGCAATGGAATGGCTCGACCATGACGGTGTAGATGGGTTTGCAGCTGATGCTCGCAATCATTACGACATTGCCAACTTGGTCAAACTGAATCTTTGGATACACGATATTCGAGCACAAGGCATTGTAAAACCTTGGCTGTTATTAGATCAAGATGGCACATTGGTCCCTGGCACCGGCGACAGTAGATTGAGATGTTTAGAACGCATACCAGAAATTCAAACTGTGCCTGCGTTCATAAGCACACATGTCAACAGGGCCGATCAGTACCAGCATTTAGAACCTGTGACTACGTTGGATCAATTTGCCAGATTATGTGGGGCACGGCCCGGGCAGTTGTTTACTTTTAGGCTAACAGATCCTGCTGCACCTTTTGGCATGTATTGGTACGAATACAACAGTGACCAAACCAGATGGGTCACACCCAGTGAATCAGATTGTGTTGCAGCCTTTGTGGCCTATGCACATGCCCATCCAGGTCTCAAAATTAATCCTGAATGGTTTGATCAGTTGATTGATTGGAATCAATACCACAATATTGTAAAAAAGTAGCTGACTGAATCTGTTTCCATTGTGCAGATCGATCTGAAGATGCAGGAACATTCACTCCCAACCAAGGCAAACTGTCGTTGCAGTGTCCTGCAAATCCTTGTTTGGGCAACAGCAAATCTTTAGACCATTTACGCAAAAACTTGTTTTGTAACAAAGGTTTGCCTTGCCGCAACGGCCAAGGCAAGTTGAGAGCAAACTTTATAATCTTAGGATGCATAAAAGGCGAACGCGGTTCTATGCTGTGTGCCATGGTCATGGTATCTACACCTCGTGCATCAACTGCTGTGATTTGCACAAGATAATCCATTAGTAGTGTGGCAGCACCTGCATGACCTTGTGAAGCAGACACACATTGATTCCAAAGACGTTGACTGTCAGTGTCCGATGGATCAAAACAACTGTAAGGACTTGCAGATGTTTTGGTGGTAAATTGCATGTTTTGGTATTGACTGTATCCACCAAACAGTTCATCAGCACCTATGCCAGTGAACAAAATTCGTTGCTGACAGTGATGCGCAATGTGCCATTGGCCAACAAAACTCCAACTCTGTACAGGCATCTGTGAACACTCGATGATGTCAATGTAGTCCTGTGCCCAGTCACGTTCGGTCATGGGCAACTCAGTGAGATTTTGACATTGTTGGTCAGTTAAGAATTCTCTAATTCTTGTGCTCACAGTGTCTTTACCTTCACACACTGTGGTGTACAATCCTGCAAATTCTGGCATGGCAGCCAGTATGATGCCAGAGTCCACGCCACCACTAAAGGTCAATCCCGCAGGTTCCGCAGGACGCATGTCTGCTATGACTTTGTCAAATATCCAATCAAATTCTTCTTGAGCTTCCAAGTCGGTCAAAGAAACTTCGTCCGTGTGCGTCCAATCAAATATGCTGTCGAGTTGAAAACTTGCACCAGTTTCGGTATACAATCGACCTGGCTCACAGCGTTCAATGCCC